TCCCCGACCAGTACGGACGCCGCACGAACCTCGCCGGGCCGAACGGCGGCGCCATCGAGATCAAGAACGACGACGAGGATCGGGAGGACCGGCTCCGTCAGCTCGTCCAGGAGGCCCTCGAGGATGCCCGCAACCCTGGATGAGGTAGCCGCCGGCGCTCGCCTCGAGTGGCTCCGCTCCGCCAGACCCGAGCAACTAGAGCCCGCCGGAGACTGGACCTCGTGGCTCTACCTCGCAGGCCGAGGAGCCGGCAAGACTCGATCCTGCGCCGAGTGGCTCGCATGGAAGGCCATCGACCGGCCCGGCACCCGCTGCGCCATCGTCGCCCGGACCTACGCCGACGCCCGTGATACCTGCGCCGAGGGCGAGTCGGGCGCCATCGCCGTCCTCAACCGATTCTCCGCCGTCGACAACTACAACCGCTCCATCGGCGAGATCACGCTTAAGAACGGCAGCCGCATCAAACTGTTCAGCGCCGAGGAGCCCGACCGCCTCCGAGGTCCGCAGCACGAGTTCGTCTGGTGCGACGAGCTGGCAGCGTGGCAGTACGCCGACACTTGGGACCAGTTGCAGTTCGGCCTCAGACTCGGCGAGGCCCCGCAGGTCGCCATCGCCACTACCCCTCGCCCGACCCCGCTCCTCAAGCGGATCATGGCCGACGACCACACGACGATTACCCGAGGCAGCACCTACGACAACCTCGCCAACCTCGCCCCGACGATGGCCGCCAGCATCCTCGCCAAGTACGAGGGCACCCGCCTCGGACGCCAGGAGATCATGGGCGAGATCCTCGACGACGTGGAAGGCGCCCTCTGGACCGCCGCCATGCTCGACGAGCATCGAGTCACCGAGGCCCCCGAGATCGTCCGCATCGTCGTCGCCGTTGACCCCGCCGTTACCTCAGGCGAGGACGCCGACGAGACGGGCATCGTCGCAGTCGGCAAGGGCACCGACGGTCGTGCCTACGTTCTCGCCGACCGCTCCTGCCGTGAGTCGCCCGCAGGCTGGGCGCACCGAGCCGTCGGACTGTTCCACGAGCTCGGGAGCATCGGCACCATCGTCGGCGAGGCCAACCAGGGCGGCGACCTCATCGAGGCCACGCTCCGAGCGGTAGACCCCGGCATCCCGTACATCAAGATCAACGCCAAGCAGGGCAAGCGCCTCCGGGCCGAGCCGATCGCCGCCCTCTACGAGCAGGGCCGAGTAAGCCACGTCGGCCCCGACCTCAAGACGCTCGAGGATCAGATGACCGGCTGGCTTCCCGACTCCGGCTACTCCCCGGACCGCCTTGACGCCCTCGTCCACGCCATCGCCGAGCTCAAACTGGCGAACGGCTCGCAGGCGGATCGGTACTTCGCCGCCATCGCTCCCCCGTGTCCATCGTGCGGCGTGCCAAACTTGCCCGAGGCTACTGAGTGCAGCGCCTGCCGTAAGCCGCTATCCCGAGGAGCATGAGTTGGGACTTCTAGACCGATTCCGCCGACCCTCAGCCGAGGAGATCGCTGAGGCCGCAGCGGAGCAGGTACTCAAGGCGATCGGCCAGACCCCGATGGCCGGCTCAGGCTACGCCAACGCAACGCAGCCGTCTTACGCATCAGGCTCAGGCGGCCAGGGCCTTTCGCAGACTCCAGGCACGCCGGCGGTCCCGCTCCCTCGCCCGCCCGACGCCTTCGGCTCGCAGCTCGGCCCGGCGCAGCCGTTCATCCCGGCACCCCTCGACCCTCGTGGCCCGTCCGGTCGTGCGCTTCCCCGCAAGGCCCAGATGCCGGTCGCGTGGAACCTTGACCTCTCCTCGGACCGCATGACCCCGTGGAGCACGCTCCGCGCCCTCGCCGACCAGTGCGACGTGATCCATCGGTGCATCGAGATCCGTACCGCCGAGGTCACCAGCCTCGAGCGGGCCCACACGGTCGACGACGTGGCGATCAAGAGGATCATGGTGGAGCAGAACGTCTCCCACGCCAAGGCCCAGCAGATCGCCCGAGATCAGTACGGCGACATCATCGACGACCTCGACCGATTCTGGGAGAACCCCTACCCGGACGCCGGCGACAAGGGCATCACCGACTGGCTCACCGAGGCGCTTTGGCAGCACTTCACCTACGACGCCATCCCGATCTACCCTCGCCTCAACCTCGCCGGCGACGTGATCGGCTTCGAGATCATCAGCGCCGACACGATCAAGCCACTCCTTGACAACCGTGGCGGCACGCCCGCTCCGCCCGCACCCGCATTTCAGCAAGTGCTCTGGGGATTCCCTCGTGGCGAGTACCAGGCGAGCCCGCAGGCCGACGCCGAGATGTTCACCGCCCCGGGCCAGATGGGCGAGTACGCCAAGGACCAGCTTGCCTACTTCGTCCGCAACCGCCGCACCTGGAGCCCCTACGGCTACTCCGCCGTCGAGGAGTGCATCCCGGCGGCCACGCTCTACCTTGAGCGGCAGGTCTGGATGCGGACCGAATACACCGAGGGCACGCTCCCGCAGACGTTCATGAAAACGGACTCGCAGGAGTACGACCCGGTCAAGATCAACAGCCTCGAGCGCGTCCTCAACGATCAGCTCGCCGGCCAGACCTCGGAGCGCCACCGGATCAAGCTCCTCCCCGGCGGCCTTGACCCGATCTTCCCGCCGATGCTCGAGGAGCGGTACAAGGCCGACTACGACGAGCACCTCATCAAGCAGATCGCCAGCAAGTTCGGCGTCCAGCCGACTCAGCTCGGCATCGTCCCTCGCACCGGCCTCGGCGGCAAGGGTCAGATGGAGGGCGAGCAGGACCAGGCCGAGTCGATGAGCAAGCGCCCGCTTGAGGCATGGCTCACCGATATGGTCAACAACCTCAACCGGCGATTCCTCGGAGCGCCTAAGGACGTGACCTTCACGCTCCGCCAGCCCGGCACCGCCCAGCAGCAGGAGGCCGAGGCCAAAAGCCTCCAGATCAGCCTCTACTCCGGCCAAAAGACGCTCAACGCCGTCCAGGCCGAGCTCGGCCAGCCCCTCTACGAGATGCCCGAGGCCGACGAGCCGTTCATCGTCGCCGGCAATCAGGTCATCTTCCTCCGTGGGATGCTCAACACCGACGCCGCCGGCGAGACGACCGAGCAGGTCGGCACCCTTGAGGCCGAGCAGCCCGAGCAGCCCGAGGCGCCCAAGCCCGAGCAGCCCGAGGTCGCCGCCGAGATCAAGGCCTTCCGAGCCTTCACGACCAAGCGCCTCCGCACTCGGCAGGCATGGCGTGATTTCGACTTCAAGGCCGTGGACGCCGACACCGCTGCCAGCTTCAACGCCGAGGCCCGTGAGCAAGTGGAGGCCAAGCGCCGCCCTTTAGTCGACAGGTCAGCGATCTCCCAGGGGCGGGCCTACTAGACCGCATCGCCGAGCACCACGCTCCCGAGGTCGCCCGAGCCATCAAGGCCGGCATCAGCAACGTTGACGCCGCCGTCCACAACGCCAACGCCGCCTTCGTCCGATGGGACGGTAGCCACCTCGCCAAGGTCCTCGAGCAGCTCTACGTCGACTCCTGGCTCGCCGGCGCCCACACCGCTCGGGAGCAGGTCAAGACCAAGGCAGCACAGGCGACCTCCGACGCCGTCGGCGCGACCGACTGGGCCTCGTGGACGCCCGGCGACATCAAGGCCAGCGACCTCACGATCGACGGCGGGCTCCGTGAGATGCTCGACGCCGCCAACGTCACGATCAAGGGCATCGGCGACACCACGACCGACCGCATCGGCAACGAGATCGCCCGAGGCCTCGCCGCCGGCGACCCGATCGCCACCGTCACCGCCGGCATCACCGACATCATCGGCAACCCGGACCGAGCCTTCACCATCGCCCAGACCGAGACGAGCCGGGCAATGGTGAGCTCGCAGGCCTCCGAGTACCAGGCCCTCGGGTTCGCACAGTTTGAGTGGCTCGCCTACGACGGCGCCTGCGACGAGTGCCTCGACCAGGAGGACGCCAACCCGCACGAGTTCGGCGACGACCAGCCGCCCGGGCACCCCAACTGCCGGTGCAGCATTGTCGGGACCGGCAACGTGACGACTCCCGAGGGCGCCCTCGACTGGAATGGCGAGCCGGTTGCCAACGAGCCGAGCGGCCCCGTGGCCGAAGATGCAGTCACAAACACGACGACGGACGTGCTGGAGACTGTTGGTCGCGTCATTGCTCGAGGCGCCACGGCTCCGGCCAATACTCAGTTCACGTTTGCCGACATTGACGAAGCGGTCAGCCACTTTCGCAGCCTCGACATCAAGATTGACGGCGATGCCATGAAGGAAGCCAAGATCACGCCTAAGCACCTGGAACAGGTCGCCGGCGCACTTCAAGATGCCGAGATCAAGACGCCAGGCATGATTGACCAGCTCACGCACATCCAGCCAGCGCCAGACCGATCCCGCTACCTCGCTGGCATCGCCACAATGAGCGAATCGCAGAACGCACGCTACGTCGCAAGGCATGGCGAGGACTTTGGCACTCGCCTCTACATCACCAAGAAACTGGCGAGGACGTACAACAGCCCGACGCAGTTCAACCGCCTAATGACCGCCAACGAGCGATTCTTTACGGCTCGGAATCTGCGGGATCTTTACGTCCACGAGTTTGGCCACGTCGGACAGTATCTTGCTGAGGACAAGTACGGCATTCCAATGGGTCCACGTTTCAACAGCGGCGGCATCTTCTCCAAGGCCATGCAGGAGGCCGGTTTCTTGGACGAACATGGCATCAAGATCGGCCTCGATGGTCTGCGAGATGGTGGCGCCTTTATCTCCGAGAACATTTCGGAATACGCTGCGAGCGACGCCCAAGAGTTCCACAGCGAGGTGCAGGTGCTATTCAACAGCCCGGAACGCTTTGCCCAACTTTCTCAGGAGACTCAGGAAATGCTCATCAAGTACCAAAAGGCCGTGAACGATGCCGCAGGCTTTGACCTTGTAAAGGCCGAGCAGGCCGAGCCGACGACTAAGGCGGAGGAACCAAAGCCAACGATCATCGCCGACGACTTCGGACTTCCCTCGGAGTTCTACGACGACGTGGACGAGCTTGACTAGCCGCTACCCAGTCGCAGCGGACGTGAGCCCTACCATTACCGATAGACCGCCTCTCGAGCAGGAGACTCACCCGATGAGCGAGCAGATCACCTACGCCTACGCCGGCGACATCGACAAGTCCTACGACGAGGACGGCAGTCTCATCGTGGTCGGCAAGGCGACGGGCCCGGACCTCGACCTCGACGAGCAGGTCTGCGACCCGACGTGGCTCCGTGAGGCGATGCCCGCCTGGATGAAGTTCGGCAACCTCCGAGAGATGCACCAGCCGGTCGCCGCCGGCATCGGCCTCGAGCTCAGCGCCGAGGGCGACGACTGGCACCTCCGCAGCAAGGTCGTCGACCCCGGCACGCAGGCGAAGATCGAGGCGGGAGCCCTCCGTGGCTACTCCATCGGCATCAAGGGCGCCAAGGTCATCAAGGACGCCGCCGCCCCCGGCGGTCGCATCGTCGGCGGGACAATCGTGGAAGTGTCCTACGTTGACCGCCCATGCAACCCGACCGCCGTCACCGCCATCGCCAAGGGCGCCGGACTCACCGAGGCCGTCGAGGCCAGCGAGGCCGAGCGCACCTACGACCTCGACAAGAGCAACGCCATGAACGCCGACGCCAACATCGGCGCCGAGTGGCAGCCCGAGGACACCTACCAGGACGACGCCGACGGCGCCGCCGAGCGTCAGAAGGACGGCGAGTACCCGAGCGACCACCTCTGCCGCCGCTGCGACGGCCTCGGCAAGCTCCCGGAGACGGGCGAGGAGTGCCCCAACTGCGAGGGCACCGGACGAGTCGACGAGAAGCCCGAGCAGGCCGGCAAGCCCGCCTCCTACTCGCCCGACGAGGAGCCCGAGAAGGACGCCGAGCCCGACGCCGTGAAGCGTGAGTTCTCCGAGGCCGAGCGTGCCAGCGCCGAGCAGTCAGGCGCAGCGATGCCCGGCGGCGCCTTCCCGATCAAGACGGTCGCCGACCTCAAGAACGCCATCCAGTCGATCGGACGAGCCAAGGACCCGGCAGCCGCCAAGGCCCACATCAAGAGCCGGGCCTCCGCCCTCGGACGTGACGACCTCATCCCGGACAACTGGAAGGGCGCCG